GGTAGTTGACCTCGCCGCTGTGGACGTTGTTCAGATCGAAGTCGTAGGTGTACTTGGCGAACGTGATGCCTTCGGCCATCAGCAGCTTTCCGCTGCTGACTGACAACGGAGACTGCACGAGTACGTCGTGCCAGTATTCGACTTCGGATGAATAGGTCACACCGTAACTGGTCGGCGTGTAGGCATACCCGGCAGATTCCCCACTTATGATCGACTCGAAGTAGCCATTCACTTTCCCGTCGCGATTAGTGGCCCACGTCTGGTTCGCGAACGCCGAAGCATCACTCGTCTCTCCGGGAGTCGCAGTGATCACACCGCCTGCGTGAATGACCCACAGGCGGGCACGGCCTGAGTTCGTGCCGTCGTTTCGCACGTCGCAGACAATCGTGAAGTCTGTTCCCGTCGAAATCGCCGCAGATAGAGTCGCGTTCGTGATCGTGGACCGGGCGTAATCTGTGGGCGTTGAATTGTTCGCGCCCGCACGCCAGACCAGATTCCCGCCGCCGTCAAATCCGAGGTAGCAGCCCTTGTTTGAGTTACCCATCTCGAACAGGCAGCCACGGACAGTGCTCCAGTTGGCGACCTGAATCGTGACGGCCCAGACGCCGCTGGATCGTCGGTCAAACTCGTCCGTGCCGGTGATGTCACCAGATCGCCAGCCTGCTCCGTACGCGGCATAGACGAGACCGTCCTGCGGCGTTGACTGGTCTGCGCCGACGCCGCACTCAATAAATGCCTGCGCCTCATTGCTGGGCAGGTAGGACCATGTCGTATGCTCGTCCTGAATCTTGTGAGATGCCCCGTTACCGGGATTCATCAACCGCTGGACCGAACTCTCAGTCCCGTAATTTCGTGAGCCGTTGGCAAGACTTACAAACGGACGGACCTTGAACTCATACGTCGTCGCCGTAGCGTCCTCAAGAGTAACCTTGATCAAGCCCTGCGGATCAGTCGTCTCAAGCCGCGTCTGGAGATCATCCCACGCGCCGCCGGGCAGAGAGTCTTCCAGTTCGTCAGTGGCCCGGACTTCGTAGGACACGACTTCGTTGCGAATGCTGAGTGGCTCCCACGACAACCTTGCGTCCGCCGAATAGTACGACTGGCTGCTGTAGACGCCGTGAGCAGTGAGGTTCGTCACTGCCCCGAGGCTCAGTACCTGAGCAGTGATCGAAGCCGCCGTCGAACTGAGGTTGCCACTCGTGTCGCGGGCCTTGACCAGAAACGTGATGTCGGCAGTCGTATCAACGTCGATCGTGATGTCAGTTGAATTGCTGTAGACCGGGGATGCCGTCGAAAGGTCGTCAGGCCAGGACGTGTCCTGAATGATGACATAGTCACGCAGGTCGAGGTCGGTGACAGGATTCCACTTCAATCGGATCTTCGAGAAGCCTCGCAGGGCAAGAAGCCCAGTCACGTCTTCCGGCGGCAACTGCTTGCCGTAGATCGTTACATTAGACAGCTCCAGCGGCGGCGAGATGACCGACTTCGTTCCGCCAGCCAGAGCAGTCACCCGGAACTTCCATATTCCGGGGACCGCATCCAGCACCGTCGCGAATGGCGACGAGTGTGTGATCAGCGGCAGATATTCCTGAGTCCCATCGGCAGCACGTTGCAGAGGACCGCTCACGTCCCACTGGTACGCCGTTACACGCGGATCGGTTGACGGAAGACAGCTCAGGTCGATTCGTGTCGCAACGTCACTTGCAGTTCGATACAGCGACTCGATGTAGCTGAGTTCCGTAGGCGGAGTAACGGCACCTTTCGGGAACAGGTCGGTCGAGGGCCGATCGACAAGAATGTCCTGCTCGATTCTGGCGAACTTCGTCTTGTCGTACTCCAGTGCCGTGACTTCGTACTTGGCCTGCTCGACCTCACGCAGACTCAGCACACGGTACTCTTTGGCATTGGCAGCAGCCGCCTGAATGACGTACATCGCGTCGGTGATCGGCTCGCCGGTTGGGCGTTTTCCGAGCTTGACCACGGCAGTTGTTGTTCCCGCCTTGAGATCGACCGTGTCGATCAGCATCTCGCGGGTCATAAACATGATCTTGTCGCCGTCCTGCACTGAGTACGGTGCGTCCAGCGTGATCGTCCCATACGGAGCCTGTTCGTAGCTCGCGGCCTCTCCACCGTAATATCGCAACGGAGTCAGCAGTGTGCCGTTGAATGCCGTCGTGACCTGATCGACAACCGTGTTCGAGGACAGGACTCCGTAGCCACCATCCTCAGCATCCGCGAACCGTTGATTCTTGAGACCGCCTGGTGAGTTCGACGAGGCGTAGAATTCCCAATCGACCCAGACAAGCAGCCGACCTGTAGTCGGTGAGATCGACCACAACAGGTGATACTGAGCGTCCGCCGCAAAGAACGCCGCCGGAACCGTCACGCGACAGGCGGCACCATCCGAAATAACCGAAACGCCCTCTCCCGCATGAATGACGAGATTGCCCTCGGCGTCGAAGCCGACATACATGCCTTCGGTCGCACTGCTCGACCCATTGCCCAGCTCAGCGATCAGCCCGGTGGGCGTCGTCCCGCTTGCGGGCGTCTTGAACGAGCACTCAAACGTGGCGTCAGCACCACGATCGAGCAGCGGAATCTCTGTCGTCGTGATCGTATCGCCGTCGACAAACTGCTGGTCCAGCGTGAATGTCTGAATGACCGTTCGGACAACGCCGCCGTCCCAGTAGCTCAGGTCGCTGACCAGAGTGATGTTCGTGTCTGTTGCCACTTCGCCAGCAACGATGTCGCCGGACGATCCACCGTACTTCGCACCACTGGATGCTGCCCACGTTCCGCCGAACGATGAGCCGTCAGCCGTGGACGCTTCACCGAGGAACTGGCTGTTGCCCCACAGACGGACTCGGCCAGCCGGATCAATGTGTGCCAACAGAGTCAGTTGACGGCCCACGGCCAGCTTCGCATACGGAATAACCAACCGGGCAATGTCGTTTGGATTACCCTCGAAGTCCGATCCGCCGTAGCCCGCACGCAGGACCAGCCCACCAGCGGTGTCGAACCCGAGATAGGCTCCGGTAGTGCTGTTGCCAACTTCCCAGATGCAGCCAGTCGGCTGCACGTTCGGGTCGATCTTGACCACGCACTCGAAGACTGCATTCGTCGTGTAGTCCAGACTGCCGATCGCGGAGCCGGATGTCGTCGTTGACGTAACAGTGCCCGATGGAGTCAGTGACTCGAACGAGTAGTTCATAATTCTGCCGCCGAGCCGACTGTTCTGCTTCATCGGATCAGCGACAGCAATGATGTCGCCCGGCATCAGGTCGATGAAGTCCAGACCGCCCTGAAACGTAACCGTGTCGGTTTCGTGCTTCTCGGAGTCCAGAATCCACTTGCCCATGCGGCGGGCTTGCGACTGAGAGGTTGTGCCGTAGGCCACGACCTCAATCGGGTTGTACCCGTAGCGGTCAATCAGATCGAGGTCTTCGTAGACCTCGACCGCCTGCTTGTAGTTGTCGTCGGGATCATTCCATGTGATCAGGGCCACGGAATGCCGTGCCTTGCGTGACGTGGAGCTGTAGGTGAAGTTGCCGTCGATCACGTCAGCCGGAGCGACCAGCCGCACCGGGTCTTTGGGACGGTCCTGACTGAACGCGACTCCCGAAGTTGATGCGTAGACCATGCCACGGAAGCATGACGCGATCGCCTGAAGTACCTGATACGCTTCCCTGCGTGAATTGATCGTTGTGTTGCAGACGTAACGGTACTCGTACGATTCCTGCTTCACTCCCGCAGCGTCGATCGTTACGACCGGGACAAGCTCGTCGCAGTATTTTGCGATCGAGTAGAGCGAGTACACGTCAATGTCCGTGTCCCGATCAAGCCCAAGTCCATACCGTTCATTGGTCAGCAGGTCCAGCATGACCCACGCCGGGTTGTTGCTCCACCTCTGCTCAAAGGTGCCGTCCCAGAAGTCGGGATACCGACGCTCTCCCTCAGTGTTTTCTGCCTCATAGCCAGTTGGAACGTCGACCAGCTTTCCGAGAACGTCAAAACTTCGACGTGGGACGTTTCCGCCAAACTTCTGAGCATCGACGATAAGCCCAATCAGAGCACTGTCTGGGTATCTCAGGTTGTAGGGCTGGATCTCAGTGTAGGTCGAAACTGCGAGCGTGTCCTGAACCGTGGCCGACTCACTGTCTTCGGTTAGTCGGCTCACCCTGACCGTGATTGGATACGCGGCTGCGGGAAGCCCAGCCTCGACAAGGCGGTTTGAGAATTCTTCCAGATCAATGAAGTAGGATTCCTCGTATGCACCGACCGTCTTGCCGCTGATCGTGATCTCGCCGCCATAGATGTGATATGGGCTGACTTTGGCGATCGCCGTCGCCCCAGTGCCGCCGCCGGAGTCACTGATCACGACCGTTGGAGCCGACGTGTACCCGGAGCCGCCAGCCAGTTTGCCGATGGCCGTTGCCTCAGCATTGCGGATTCCTGAGATAAAATGAATAAACTGCGCACGAGGATTCTCCTCACCCAGATGCCCCGTGATGTCAACAGTAGGGGCCTCTGTGTAGCCACTTCCTGAATTAGTGACTGTGATCGACTCGACCGATCCGAGATCGTCCAGAGTAAGCGATGCTGCTGCTCCCGTACCGCCGCCACCGGAAAGAGAGATTGCCACAGTGGCCGGATCGTAGCCCATGCCCGGATCGTCGATGCGAATGCTGGCCACGCCGGTCGTAAGCCAGATGTTCTTGATGACGCCGTCCTCGATCTCAGGCACTGCCGTGGCCACCACGTCGGGGCTTCCACCTGTGAGCGTAACTGTCGTTGCTGCCGTGTAACCGGAGCCGCCGGTGGGCAGCAGCGTGCATTCCGCAGTTGCTTCCTTGTCGTACGCCCCACTGGGCATCGAAAACGAGATTCTTGGTGGTTCTGTGTAGCCCGAGCCGGGGCTGGTGACGGTGATCGACGTGACCTTCCCGTCCGTAATCGTTGCCGTAGCTGCGGCTCCCGAGCCATCCCCGCCGACGAAGTTGACGGTCGGTGCTGTCGTGTAGCCCTCTCCCTGCTCTGTCACAGTTACGGTGTCAACGCCTGCGGTGAGCGGTATATCGTCAACGGAAGACGCCCCGGAATCACCGCTGGACCCCAGTTCTATCTTGATCTTCACCGAGGTCGGTTCAACGTCGCCGTTTTTCGTGTTCTGTTTGTAGAGTGAGTTCAGACGAACCTTGAGACGAATCTGCTTGACGTTGGAATTGTCGATCGTAAACAGAACGGGATTCTGTTTAGTGAGCGTTACGTTGACAGACTGCTCAGTCTCCACCTGAGCAAAGCCCGGCATTGATCCCTGATCCTCAGTGCCGAATCGCTCGTAGACATCGACGCCCTCATAGTTGAGCGACCCGTCCGCATTCTTGACCGGCGTGTCGTCCATGAAGATCGAACGAAGCGGATCGTCGGCAGTTCGTGCCAGTCCGTAGATCGGACCTTCGCTGATCAGATCAATGATCTTCGCGACACTGCGGGCCTGAAGCGTATTCGGATGCTCTTTCGGCGTACGCTGGCTTCCGCCCTTGCCCGCACCCGAGATGATGGGCTTGCTCATACAACTACCGCACCGAAGGATGTTTTGAGGGCTGGTTTGGTCAACAGCGAGAACTTGGCACCGTCCGCATCAGTAGCAGTATCGCCAGTGCGGATGATTCGCTCTGATGCCAGTCCGCCGTAGATGATCACGGAGCCGGTTCGCATCCTGCCGTAAACGATCGGCACGGCAACGCCCTGCTCGTTCGTGTTGACCGGCCCATCAAACAGAAAGCTGGGCCGCTCGGCAGGCTCGCCCTTCTCTTCGTTCTTCGGAGCCAGTGCCGAAGAGATCAGCATGAGAATGCCCAGGAAGCCGAGGCCGAGAATAATCGACCCAAAGCCGCCCAACGCACCGCCAGCACCCAGGCCAAGAAAGCCGCCAGTTGCACCCGCTCCAGCAACTCCGGCACCGATCCCGAACGGAGCAAATATACCACCCAGAAAGCCACCGGCCCCAGCTCCGCCAAGCAGTCCCAGAAAGCCCTTCAGTTCGCCTGCCGCCACCGGACGAATGTGAATCTCGTCGGCACTGGTCAGCATCTGAAGCTCGTCTTCGCACATGCCCTGTGGCCGAATTGGCGTGCTGATCACGAACCAGCCGGTTTCCAGAGCCTTCGAGAAACGGCCATTGAAATTGGCTTCCATCAGCCGAATGGCGGCAGCCACGCTCCTGACGGACATCGTGAACTCAGGGCCGAATTCCTCGGCTAATGCACCATGTAGGATCAGCTTTTTCACCAGAGGCTCCTGTGGCGTATGACATACTCAGCTCGACGAACCCACGGCCTGACAACTTCCTTGCGGGACAGTCTTCCTTCCGTGTGTGAGATCGCCAGACCACCTGCGACCAGTATCCCACAGTGATTCACAACACGCGACGATATCCTGCCCATCACGATGTCGCCAACGCGGAGATCACCTCGGTTGTCGATCTGCTCGAATCCTGCGGCCTCGATATTCTCGCGACTTAGCAGATTCTGACCATGCCGATACCAGTCAAAATCGCGAGGAAGCTGGGGCATCGCGGTTCCAATTTCGGGGTGGTACAGCCTGTACCAGTCTCGAACGAGACACCAGCAGTCTCGAACGCCCGACAGGAACGTCCGGCCAATCAGCGGGGGGATCGGACACTGATCTCCGAACCACTCGATTTGCGTTGTCCGTCCACTGGGACCGTCGACGCCGAGGATGCCCCACGGAATCGCCATTGCCTGCTGCTGTGTCATGTCGGCAGCAGACGGACAGGGCTGCATGTTGGGATGGCTGTGTACGAGAGCCTCGATGTTGTCCGGGTAGTCGGCAACACGGAACTGCTTCGACGGGTCTTCCGCCACATTCTTTAACGGCAGGAACCGACCGTCGACTATGCAGCCAACAGCTTCCGCCGGGAAACATTCCCATGCGTACTGTCGAATCTCGTGTTCCAGTTTGGCGTTACAGCGGACGGCTTTTTCTGTTTCGTCGATATAGAACTGCACCTATCTCACCCTTCCGACTCCTGGAAAGAACCATCCCGGCAACGGGCTGTCACCAAATCGAGCCACACAACTGCTCAATCGCTTTCCGCAACGATCCTTCGATGGATCGTCTACAGAGTTGTCCAGTTCATCGAAGTACGGCCCTTCCGTCCCGCCCTCGACGCCGTCTGATCCGGCCCACGGGCAGGTCGCTTTATCATAATCAAAGCCGCCGGTCGTTGGATCGTAGACACGGTAGCGTTGCAGGCAGGCATTCCTGAGAACCACCCGATTAGGTAACTGCACACCTTCCTTGTCCAGAACCGAACTGAGCACGAACTCCACGAACGACCCCGTTTCAATCTTCTTCTGCTCGACAGTGAATCGTTCGATCGGATAGTGCTCGTTCGGGTTCGCAAGCTCGTTGCCGTCGAGGTACTTCTCATGCACCTTCCAGCGGGTCAGGACTGCCCCCAGCGGATCGCCCAGCTCGGCGATGATCGCACTGGGAATCAGCTTCGCATTTGCGATCTTCACTGACGGCGTCGGCAACTGGCCCTTTCCGCTTCGCTCAAAGCCCGACGCCTCGATCGGCAGCGGTGCGTAAACATTGCCTCTCCATGTAACGTCACCAGACTCTTGAAACGAAGAACACCAACGGTACACCTGCGATTCGCCACGAATCGGAGTCAGGTCGAAATCAAAAAGTTCGACGATTCGCCCAGGCAGCAGGCTCTGCTGATCCTCGTATCGCGTCATGCCGCAGCTCCGTACCATCTTATGAACTTACAGGTGATCGTTTCGCTGTCGCCCTTCAGATCGCCACGCTTGAAGTCGAGGCCGCAGCGGAACAAATCCTGCGGGTGATTCTGGGGAGTCCAGTAGAACGGCTCAGCCGCCTGACGATCGGTCAGGAAGGATGCGATCGCAGCGGCTACCGGCTGTGGCAGGACGAACTTCAAGTCCCACTCGTCCATCTCAATGTTGATTCCTCTCGGGACAACCTGAACGAAGCCGTCGCCAAACGTGTTGACGATGTTGTTGAACTTCCGGGTGAATCCGCCGGACGAAACGTCCGGCAGAATCTGCGTCCCGTAGTACGGCGACCCGGCGGTGAGTTCCGAGAAGTACGCCTCAGTGTAAACCGTAGGAAACGTGGGGTACGCCATTACAGGAACTCCCTGCGATTCAGTGACTCAAGCATCCCGCCCGGACGGGTTTCACGCATCAGTAGTTCGGTGAAGCTCTGACGCACCATCGTTCCGATCTGCTCGCCCTGCTGTTGGCCGTCGCCAGCACCGCCGCCTTCGTTGACGACAGTGATCTGTGGAGCATAGTTGATCGTTGTCTGCCCACCGGCGGCCTTCTGCTTGCCACGGGCCGTTCCGCCATTGTTCATGCGGAGCAGGTCGGCATAGTTGCGACGTGTGGCAGAAGCGTTGACAACGAACTCGCCGGGGCTGACCGCAGCGAGGTATCGGTCACTTGTCGTTCCGCCGTAGCCGCCGATGACGCCGGAGCCTGTCGCGAGCTTCTTGATCGTGCCGCCGGGCGTCCCGAATGCTCCGGGGACAAGGCCGCCGTGAGCAAATCCGAACCCGAAGAGTCCGCCGAAGAAGTTCATCAGCGGCTTGATGATCAGCATTCGGATCACAAGACGTGCAAGGTCGGCGATGATCGCGTTGATGAACTTCTTGAAATCGAACTCGCCAGTCGTCACGAACTCAACGAGGGCATCTTCCAGTGTGCCAAAGGCACTCTCGAAGAAGTTCTGGATTTCGTTGGCTGTTGATTGCGCACCCGACCCGATCTTTTTGAACGCTTCTGGTCCCTGCGCTGCGAACTCCTGAAGTTTTTGCGCACCCCTTTGAAACGAATCCCCGAGGCGATTATTGGCATCAATCGCCTCATTGATTTCAGGCACGATGTCAGGGAACGTAAAGCCCGAACCCAGAGTGGGCAGCTCGACATCTTCGTCATAGGCTGGTTCCCCCGGACCAGCCCCCACTGCCGTGGGCCGAAGTGCTGAGAGAATACCGCCCAGCCCGAGGCCGTTGAGAAATGCAGTTCTGGCGTTCGTGCCCAGGGTGGTGAAGCCGGTGTCGATCAGAGGAGTCATCTCGCTGATGAGCTGGTTCGCTGCCTCGGTAGCAGCCTCCCTGAATTCTGGTGGTAGTTTTTCCGCACCTTCTTTGAACGTCGTCTCCAGATCATTGACTGCTTTCTTGAGAGCGTCACGATCAGCACCCGCTGCCTCGGCGGACACCTTGAAGGCATCGAGTGCATCAGTGACCGTCCGAATATATTCAGCGATCTTGATGCTCGCGGCACGGGCATCCTCAACGCCCTGTGCTCCAGTCTCGCTCAAGGCCACGGCGTCCAACTTCTTTGGATCGAATCTTTCCTTCAGTTGATCAATCTGGGCAATCTGTTCCTTGAGCTTTGCGTCATCAACAAAGTTGAACTGCTTACCTGCGTCCTGAAGTTTGCTCTTGAGTTCATCAAGGGCTGGGTTCAGATCACTCTTAACGGTCTCTTGGTAGTCCATGATGGCCATCTGGCCCTTAAGTACCTCAGATGTCCAGTGGCCAAACGCCTCACCCGCGCCGCCAAAAAACTCGCTAAGTGCGTTTTCAGTCGACGAGCTGGCCTTCTCAAATATCTCTTTAATGCCCCTCGTCACATACTGAAGCATATTCTCTGCCCGACCCTGCTTAATGCCAAACATCGCCTCGGCGGGAGACCTTACCGTGGCCCCAAATGTTTCCACCTCATGCTGAAGACTACGAACTGCCTCTCTGGCACCATCAATGTGCTCAGCAAGGCCAGGGAACAGAAGGGGACGCTTTTTTGCAAAATCAATGAATTTAAGGAGCATGTTTAACGCAAGCTCAAGTGGGGCGACCAACGCTGCGTGGACCAACTCCTGAATTCCAACCAATCCTGCAAAAAGAGCAGCTCGGATGCCCGCGATTGTGTAGTTGATCGCCTTCATTATGAACTTCGATAGCGACGTTCCAACGCCCTCAAACTTCTTGGCAATCGTCCCAAAAAGTAAGTTGATGTATCGACCTATCAGTCCAAAGGTTGCCTTCATGGTCTTTAACAGGCCGCCCATCTTACTGACTTCACCTGTGGAACCTTTCAGTCCTTTCAGGAACCCTCCAGTAAAATACGCGGTCAGGGTGGTCACAATGGCCAGAATCGCCCCCCAGGGGGTAAGCATGAAACGAACTGCTTGCAGCAAATACCCAAAGATACCACGCAATGCCGAGAACGGCCTGACCGCAACGGAGCCAATTCGCTTCCAGATAGACTGGACCTTCTTAGACTCAGTCGCCACTGTGGCAACAGTAGCAGCAGCAACAGGACCGCCCAACGGGGCGGGGAAACCAGCCTGTGCTCCCGCCGCTGCTGCCGCAGTTGTGGCACGTCCCGCACCCGCTGCTCCCGCTGCTCCCACTGCTCCCGCACCTCTCGCAACGCCACTGGCGGCCTGAGCGGCGTTGAACGCCACATATGCCGCCGTCGCTCCTTCCACGGCGACCTTGAGTCGCGTGAACAGCTCAATCACCTTGCCCAGCAGAAAACCTGCTGCGTAGACCTTGATCACACCAAGTACGAGATCGAGATTCTCTCCCAAAAACTTGATCGCGTTGGCCAACTGAGCCGCTGCCGATCCAGCCGCTGGAGTTGTGCGAATGAAATTAACAAGGTTGTTGTAAAACTCGATAAACGCATCACCCAACGTGGGCTGAATCTTGGCAAACTCCCGATCAATGTCCTTCGCACCATTCTGAACAGCCCTTGTCAGGATGCGTGTGCTGATCTTGCCTGCCGCAGCCCAGTCGTACAGCTCCGTCTTTGATATCCTCAGTTCGTCAGTGAGCAGCTTGGTCAGGATCGGCGCGTTCTCCAGCACAGACCGGAATTCGTCACCATCAAGTTTGCCCTTGTTGAATGCCTGAGAGAGCTGCCGTATAGACTGACTGGCCTCAAGGCCAGAAGACCCCGAAAGTCGAAGTGCCTTATTGAGCGTTCCGGTCATGCTCAACAGCTCATCTTCGGTCAGTCCCATCCCCTTAGTTGCAAGCCTCAGTCGGCCAAAGAGAGTCGCGGCTTCACGGCTGGAGACTCTGGCGGCATTTGCCATTTTCGTCAGAGCCGTAGACACTCTGTCCACAGAACCGACAGAAACTCCAAACCCCCGCAGGGTGTTCTCCAGCTTGACGCCATCGTCATATGCTTGAAGCAGATAACGGCCTGCATAAAAGCCAGCAAATGCACCGGCCAGCCCACGAAGCCCCCGCTGCATGTTTCGCATTGATGCTGCCGCAGCACTGGGAATCGTAAATGCGCGATTCATCGACGCAGCACGACCCGCCAGATTCGTTGCAGCATTTCCAGTTCGTCGCATCTCGTCGCGGTATCGACGCATTGAGCGTTCCCCGCGAGCACCTGCGCGATCGACTCGATCGCCCATACGAGTGGCTTGATCGCCAGCTCGCTGAGCACCTTTGCCAATCGCATCAAACTGGCGTTCGACAGTTCGACCGCCCTTTGTCGATATGACAAGCTCTAGACGCTCTTGTGCCATCAGAACTGCTCCACACTGACAGAGATCTTCTTGCCCTTCAGAGCATCACGAAACATTCGCGAGTCACGAAGAACATGCTGTGCGATCTGAACGGCCTTGCGAAAGAACCCACTGCGATACTTCGACTGCGGAACGGGCCTCTTCCGCTTTATGGTGTCGTAGGAACTCTCCAGCTTCGATATGTACGGCAGATTGTTTGTCAGGAACATCTGCTGATTCTTTGTCCGTGCCAGACACTCATGCAAAATCTGAGAGATCGCCGCCGCCTCGTTCTGGGCCTCGGTACTGTCGTAACGGCCCTTCGCATAAGCGGGTCGAGTTCGTGTACGCGGGCTGACACGTGACGCCTGCCAGTTGGACTTAGCCTGTCCAGTGTCGATCGGCGTATATTTCACAAGGTACTTGCCAGCCTGAAACGCGGCTCTCGCGCCCATAGCATTGCTGGCCTCACCAAGCCCCCTTGCTTTAATTCGCATTCGGTTTGCGAATTGCTGTGCCGAGTTTCCAGCCATTACTTGTCCTTTTTGTTCGCGTGTTCAACGTAGAAGTTGTCCATCTCTCGAACAATGAACTGGAATCGCTCCGCTTCATCGTCGTCCATCCCCAGATCGCGGGCGTATGAACGAAAAGAGGCCGAGGGGATCGGACCGACGCCAAACCCCACCGGCCTATCATAGCCCAGCTCGTGCCAAGCAGACAGATAGAAATCGAGACCGGGATGCAGAGCCGGACGGTTGAGTATCTTCTCGGGAAGAGGCTCGCCCGTCCGCTCGCATGTCTCGATGATCTTCTGCTCGTAACGTCCCTGCTCAAGCTGGTATCGCAGGAACTCGATCAGTTTCCCGCGTCTTCCTCCATGCCAGCCTGACGAAAGTATGCGATATTCTTCGCATCTTCGGAAAGCTGCGTGAACAGGTCTTCGAGTTCCTCGAACACCTTGATCAGCGTTTCGGGAGTGGCCGGAACAATGGAACCGTCCTCAAGCTCGATACCCTCGACCCACTCGCCGTCCCGAAGTGTTTCCCACTTCAGAACAACGGTCTTGGCAAACACCTCACGCATGAGGCGTTCAGCAACAGCATTGTCCAATGTGCCGTTGTCAAGCTGACGACGATGCGGACGAGCCAGTCGCTCAAAGAGCTTCTTGAACTTCTTGTTCGCACCACCACTACGGGCAAGGGTGTAAGCGTACGTTCCATTCACGAAACGTACGCCGTCCACCTCCAGCGTCTTGCTGGTCTTGAAGTCTGAGTACAGACTCATCTTTCATCCTATTCTGCTGCATCTGGGAGATAGTCAAACACACAGATTTTCGCCGTGTGCGTATACGCTGTATCCACTGTCGTTGCCTGTGCAGCATCGACAGTCAGCGGGAGCTTGACCGGCTCGTTCAACTCAACCTGAGCAAGCCCACCCGAAAGGGTCAGCAGCGGCAGGTCGATCACGATACCGGCGTTGTCCTGAACCATCGCAACGTCCAGCGACACGTCGTCGTTGTTGCGGATGGATTGAAGGACAGAGATGCTTTGGAAGTAGGCCGTAACTTCGGCACTGACCTCGAACGTACCGGCGGAGCAGTCGAACGCACCGAGGGTGCCGATCGCCTGATTCCGCGAGTTGTTGTTGTTCACGGTCAGCGAGCCTTCCATGACGAATGCGAATGTCGCAGTCGGATACGAATTCGATGAGCTGACAGGAGCCAGTCGGAATCGTGTGACGTGCGAGCTGCCGTTGAAGGCATCAGCGGCAACCAGCGTTGGACGTGTGCCGCTCTTGACGCCAGTGGCACCACTACGCTGCTCTGTGTCCTTGCCCAGGAAGGTCATTTCCGTGGTGACCTTGTCGGCAGTCGGCAGATTCAGCGTGAACTCGTTGAGAATCGCACCTGTGATGTACTCAGACTGAATCTGAGCAGGCGAGGCGTCGTCAGGAGCACCCAGCTTGCGTTCGAGCTGGTAGCTTGTGCGGACAATGTCCGAGCCGGTTTTGTTCTGGACCGTGCGACCGAAGAAGATTCGGATCGTCTGGCCGGTTCCGCCGGCATTGTCATCCGTGCCATCATCGTCCGTCATCGTGGCCGATGTCTTGTCGAGCGTGATGACGTTGGCTGCAACATCCTTGACCCGTGCCCATCCGTTGTTGGCCGTGGTGAAGAATGCTTCGGTGGCATCGTCGCCGCCGATGTAGATGAACTCACCGGGCGTCAGACCAAGCTGCGTCAGGTCTTTCGTGGTCGTCTTCAGGGCAGGAAGACCACCTGTGCCGCCGTCAGCGTCAATGGTGGCATCGCCAGTAGCGAACTCGAAACCAACGGTAACCAGTTTCGCAAGTGCGGGCGGAGCAGCTTCGTCGACCAGATTCTCCAGAACAACAAGGCTTGTTGCACCTGAGCCAGAAGTAGCGGTCTTCAGACCGTTATTTCCAGCGTTGGTGAAGCCGCTTGCGAAGACAAGGTCACCGGAAGCAAATGCAGTTCCCGTGGTGAACGTGTAGGTGTCCGACAGGGTCGCAACATCAGTAATCACACTGTCTGCCGTGTGATTGTTGAACCGTTCGGCTTTCTTGGCGTATGCCGCGTAGAACAAACCTTCCAGCAGTTCAGCCAGGCTGCTCTGAGTCAGGTCGGCCTCGAAGTTGCCGGTGGACTCCACGTCGGTCGTTACGCCCTTCAGACGTGAACGAGAATCGTTGATCGTTTCACGAGCGGTCGTCGTGACGTTGCCACCAAAGTCCCCGTAGCTGTTGGGTTCCAGTGGATACCAGATCGGGGTTCCCGGCAGAGTGCCGTAGGAAGCCTCTTTTGCAACGCGGAGACCAGTGACGTTGGAATCAATCTTGTTGACAGTTGCCATAGCTACTTCACCTCGTCGTATTCAAAGTCGACCGTGATAACGGTCAGGAACCACGGGCCGGAGACCCCCTCCTCCCGTACCTGTGCGTTGCGGAAAATGACGCCATTCGCTGTCGTCTTTCCCTCAAGCCCATCAAGGACGACCTTGACGACTGCATCTGCCGATGATAGCCCATTCCCCGCAGGCGTGAATACCTCTACTACGACGATGCCCACGCGGCGGAACCGCTGCACGCCACCGTCGCCTCGAAGCGACCGCACACTGGAAATGTTGTTCTCAACACGAACCGCACCCCACAGATCAGGGTCGCCGGTCGACCCGGACTCCGCCTGTGGGATGTCGGCAGTTACGTTGTCATAAATCAACGTCTTGCCCGACGTGGCCGCACCGGCATCCCACGCCGTTTTCACGGCTGAGTAGATGTCGTTACGGGCCTGTGCCGGACTAGCCATCGACTTCGACCTCGTACATCAAAACTGTTCCGCCCGGCTGAATCACGTTCACCTGAGTGATCCGCCAGACTTTTGATCCATCAACTACTTTCTGAAAGGTGCGAACATCCTGCCCAGCCACGTTCGCAATCAGAAAGCAGTTCTTTGAGCGGTTCACTGTTCCGCCCAGTGCTGCGACAGTCTCCATGACCGCCGTTTCACCATAGAGCGGAACGAAAACGGCATACACGTCCTCAACTCGCGTCTCGGATGTCGTCGTGCCTTCCCACGGAGCACCAGGATCAGCCGACACACGAGATTCTTTCAACAGGTCTACCGTCCTGCCGAACTTCTGGATCAGCGTCGTCGCCTTGCTCTGTGCCCCCGTGTAGTCTTTGGCCATGCCTACCCCCGAACAATTCGACGGGTGCTGACATGAACCAGCAACTCTTCCAACAGCATGTCCGCTGCCGGGTACTCGGGAATGTTGTAATCACTGACCAGTGCCGACTTCGTCGACAGGCTCGCGGCAGTTACAGTCGAATCACCAAAGCGGTACTCGACCGACTCCTCGATCGGGCCGACCTTCTCCGTCTTCTTCGACACTTCGCCAGTCGCCGTCAGGTCACGGGTGGACCCAAACAAATGCGACTGCGACGGCACCGGAGAGATCGGATCGGGCGTCAGTTCATGCAGTGAGAGCGATCGCAGGGCGTATTCAGAAACGGCCTGCTTGAGCTTGTCTGGAATGTCCTGGAGCAGATACCCAGAGTTGTCCTCGGCGTCGATTCTGGGCCACTGAAGCGCCTGAGAACTGCTCTCCTTCCAGCCACGGAACTTGCGACCGAATCGCTTCTCGACGTAGTCCGTGGCCCGGACCAGAGCAGCCTGCTTGGATGCCGTGGTCACTGAGCCATCAGTCCATGCGGTGTTGTTTCGGCCTTCGTGGTAGTCGTCAGCATACGACACGCTCACATACGAATTGGAGTTCTCCAGTCCGCTGCCGTCTTCAACTGTGAACGTGAATGCCATCTACCTACCCCTTGCCGAGACGATCTGCCACCTGCTTCTTCGACAAGCCGTACTTCTGAACGTCTGCCCGAGTGATGTCCCGATTGCCGCGAGCGGCATTGACAACCGCCACCAGCTTCGGCACACCGCCCGGTGTCCAGCATGTTCGATCATCGAGTGGGATCAGAAGACACGCCTGCTCGATCACTTCTTTGAGATCCAGCCCGGCGTCTTCCGATCCACCCCCTTCGGCCACACTCCCTCCGGTCCCGGAATCGGTTGCAGCATCTTCATGCTGTTCAACTGCGGCTTCCTCGGAAGCCGACTCCCCATCCGATTGAAGTGCAGCGACATCCCCTGGCCGCTCTTGCGGAACACTACTTCGGCCATAGTAAATCTCCTTGCCCCCAAACTGCTCCAGAGCATCCGCCAGCTCATTCGAGCCTTCTGGAAACGCCTGGTAGTATTTCGACAGGTAGTGGATCAGACCTTCCTGCTCTGGTCGCACTTCGGCAATGCCGCTGACGAAATGAATGCCCTTGATCACCTTATCTTTTCCGGCACCGGGACCGGCCAGATATAGCTTCATCGTGAGACCTCAAAAAAACAGGCGGCTGCCGGGACGAGACCAGTTCACCAGCAGCCGCCTGGGGGCGGGAACCTAGTTGTTGACGCCGTTGAGGCCAGCGAGACCCTTCAGGCTGAAGCACGCGAGGCCGGAGTACCACTTGATACGCCAGATGTGCTCGTCCTTCGTTTCCGATTCACCCACGTCGACGACCTGAATGCCAGCCATGTTGGCTGCGGTCAGACCGGCAACGCCGTGCTGACGAGAACCATCGTCCAGCGTACCGGCGAGGATTGTCGTAGCAGCCGTTTCCGTGCCTTTCGTCTGGTCGATCGGCAGGTAGTCGTTGCGGAAAATCGGAACGCCGCGATATGCGGGAACCTGATTGCCGCTAGGCAGAGTGATGACTTCGCTGATCGAAGCACCGCCCAGAGCACGCAGCAGGGCCATGTAGGACCGCAGCGGACGAGCGTTCATGGTGATGTAGTCAACCTGACCGTCCTTGTCGACGACCAGATCGAGCATTTCGTCCATGTCCGTCAGCGACAGAGCAGCACCGTTGTCACCAGCCGAGACGGTCTGGCCACCATCGAGCAGAGTCAGCAGGCCGCTGAACTCATTCGATGCTCCAGTTCCGTTGACCAGCATGTCCTGGTACTTGCGACCAGCCGACTTGGCCTTCGAGGCGATCTGAACAGCAGTCTGATCGTTGCCGAAACCGGAACGAGTCTGCTGAATCAGGCCGTTGACTTCCGCATCACCGATGATGCTCGTCAGGGTGCTGGTGACCTGAGTGAAGGTCGCAGCAGCCTTCGCGGCGATCGTGTCACCAACGTCGTAAACGTCGACGTTACCGAGAGCGTTCTCCCGGTTGTACGCCAGAGCGTTGCCGTCGATGCCGTCGAACGGAAGCACTTCGTACATCCGGTTGACGGTGATGATGTTTTCGATGATCCCCGCGACGAGTTCGTTCTGGGCCAGCTTGGCCGATTCCGTAAGCGTAACCGATGCCATTTAAGCACCTCCTGCCAAAGTGAAGAAACCGATCTTGGTGAGACCAGAATCGCTCTGGCAGTGTCACGCTCGGAAGTCGCTCCCGAACGAAGTCAGCCAACAAATTAGAGTCAGCCGCAAAATTCGTCAACATGTTATTGCCCAGGTCGGCTGAACTGTCCTTTCCGCAGACCTGCCGCAATCTTGTCAACAGATGTCATCTCAGCCGCCGGAGTCACCGATCGCCGCTGCGGAGCCGGATTCGTTCCAGTTCCTGACGGAGCCTCTGACTCAAAAAGACGACCGAACTGAGCGTTGCCCTTCATCTCGGAGACAAGCTCCTGAATGCTCATCGCCTCGCCGGTCGTGCCCGAGTAGCGTCGATTGCCTTCGTTGTCGACGACGTAGACTCGAAGGTTGCCGTCTTCCTCGACGGCACGCACTCGTTCACGCACGAACGGCATCAGCAGTTCGGCAACGCCCTTCTGAGCCGCGATCGCAGTCGTCGCCTCAGAAAGAACAAGGTTGGAGTAGAGCTGGTCCTTCAGTGATTGCACAAGGGTGTCCCGCTTTTCCAGCTCCTTGCTGTGGGACTTGCTCAGGTCTTCACGAATCCTCTCGATATCAACCTTTGCCTGTGATCCTTCACTGATCTGTTTTTCAAGCTCGCCCAGCTTGCCTCGAAACGCTTCGGCAATCGCTTCCGGCGAATCACCATACTCGGACAACGCACTCAGGTCAGTACGCTGCTTTCGGTAGCTGTCCGCATCCGCTCGTGCCGCCTTCAGGCTCTTTGCCAGTCCGGTGATCGTGGACACCGCCGCAGACGTGGCCGGGTCATCAGAATTCAGCCGATATCCCTCACCAGAATCGCTCTGCTTGTAGAAAACCCGGAAGTTCTCCGGCACCGAATCCAGACTCTCCATCTCCGTGTTCTGCGAGAACTCAAACATATGCTACTCCAACAGCTTTCTGAGTTCAGGAACTGAAAGCTCTCGACCGCCTCGATCGACGAACCGATCAATCTTCAGTCCCTTACGAAACAACACCGCCTTCGCGCGGCCCAGAACCTCGTTCTGGAATTCGACGGGCTGGCGACGCAGCCATCCGTCGTAGGTAAGGTCGGACGGAACCGTTCCGATCCGATCCCTAAGCCATTTGTCACGAACCGCATCCACGGCACGCTGCCGATCCTCGGCAGACATACCGCCCCAGACACGGCCACCTATGGAATCTTTGGCACGCTGCCTGAAATTGATCTTCTTGTATTCGTCTTTCGACGTTTCGCGAACGAAAGGACGCTCACCAACAATCGCAGCCAGTCCCCGTGCATCGAAGACCGGAACAACCATCGACCGACAGTTCGGATGAGCTGGCGGTCGTACGCTCGGCGGAATCAACGGCGGCACGCCTGCCGGGAGCTTGTTTCCACCGATCGGAGCAAACTTGCCATCCCTCGCACGGCATATCGCAGAAGTTCGCCCATCCAGAACACTCACCCATTGCAGAAAGCGGTACACATCCGGGTTCTTCGTCCACAGCTTCTCCGAAACACTGTTGTGAACGTGAGTGATTCCAGCAGTCAACACCGCCTGAAAGTTACGCCGCGTCCCCGCCAGAACGCCATCTGAATACCCCTGCGATTTCGTCCCCGCCAGACGACGAACGATCTCGGCAACCGCAACACCCTCAAGCAGACCACTCTGTACCGTAGCCTGAATCCGGTCGAAGTCCGCCGCCTGAATCGAAGCCAGCCACTGAGGAAACGTCCGGGCCTCGACAGGACCACCCGCGAATGGTTCCTCAAACACCGACAGCACGATCGTCGGCGGAACCCTCGCGATCGGTATCTTCACAGGCAGAACGAAAAGCGTCCGCTCCTCTTCCGTATCCTGAGTAGCGTAGGCCAGCTCTTTCATCTCCTTGCGGGACGCTTCCCACGCTTCCCGCAACTGCCGCTCACGCAACCGCCGCAACTCTTCCATCAGCTCCAGATATCGCTTCGACGCAAAATCAAACTTGCCACGCCGAGTCGGCGGCAGCTTGCGACGAATCCTCTGAAGTAGCTGACGATCAGACAGCGACACCAGTTCTATCGAACGGCCCAGAATGCGGCTCGCCAGACGACGTAGCCGGTGCTGATACCGTATCTGAAGGTCCAGATATTCCTGATTGGCGTCAGGCACTTTTTTTCAGCTCCCAGACGATGTCCGAGGTGCGGTCTTTGATGTATTGCGAAAACTGACTGGCCAGCGGCTCAATGATGTCAACAACAACAACGGGGTCGTTCGGCAGACTCAGGAACAACGATTCCAGAAAGTCCTCACGGCCAGACATCTTCTCGTAGAATGGCGACAGGTTCGGCCCCTGTGCCTCCTTCGTCCACTTCGCCCTGTCGAACCAGATCGAACGACGAGAAAACGCATCGACCGAAAAGTACGGCAGGCCCATCTCCTCGCACAGCGAGGTCTTGCCGTCCATGCTGTCGCCAGCAACCAGAACAATCGTTCGCCGTTTCAGGCTGCAACGAATCACCCGCCGAGGGATCGGATCGCCTTGCTGTTTCACGGACTCGCCCAGGTCGCGACAGGTCAGGCCGTTCCGGTTCAGAAGCTGCCGCAGGCCACGGCTGCTCGTGTAGCCGACCGTGCTTCCATCGCCCCGAGTTACCCGTTGCCAGCCGGGACCATCCATCCCGACAACGCCGCACTCAAGAATGAACACGCCCTTGTCAGAAAGACTGTTCCGAATCCGGCACAGCAGTGCATCCGGCGACTCCACATAATGAAACGCCGACAGCATCAGGATCACGTCCCACTTGCCCGCAGGCCAGCCGTGGTCCCAGCTCTGGTGCAGAAACTCTGCCGCCGGAAAACGTGTCTTCGCTGATGCGATCAAATCGGGACTCAGATCAATCCCGACTACACGCTTCGCCCCGTATTCCAACGCCTTGCCGCAGAAGTAGCCCTCGTTGCAACCGAGGTCCAGCACACGGGCGTCTTTGAAAACAGAGCGATCCATTCGCAGAGCAGTAAACTTGCCCTGAGAGTCAGACGATCCGCGATCAGATTCATCGAAGGTTTGATATCGCATCAAACGCTCAAGACCTCGCCGTTCTGCATGTAGTAGTGGTCCAGCTTTACGGACCAGTCCACAGCGAACTTCCACCCGGATTCGTTAAGCCGTAGGCCGTACTGAATGTCATGCCCGATGGGCATCCCCTGCCCCTCGGGAAGAGTCTGCATTCCGACCAGATCAACACACTCACGTCGAGCCAGCCACAGCCCCATGTGAGCCGCGCCGATCCACTCAACGCCGAACTCCTTCTCGTGGACGCCCAGCACTTCGTATTGAACCTCTCCCGTTCCGCCGATCTTCTGCGTCTTTCTGAAGTTCACGGCGATCGGCTGTGCCTCGCCGTTCATCACCTTCACGCGACGATCACGGCAGTTGCCGACCACCGTGCCCACGTCGTCGTAAGTGTCGAGAACTCCCTTGAGGCGATTGAATCCGCCCGGCGGGGCGAGCACGTCGTCCTCAAGATTGATGACGTAGTCCGACTTCTTCGGCAGATGGTTCTCGTAGATGTGCTGATACACCGCACTGCAACGTGCGACGATCACGCGAAAGTCCATGCTGCTTTCGATCGACTCCGGCTTGTTATCGTCCTTGATCAGCGTGAACGACGGCAACGCCCGGCTCAGCGTGTTCAGCTTCGCACTGTGCTTCTTCGACTGAGAGTTGTCGTAAAGCACGACATGGCACTCGTTCAACGGAAGCTGATACAGCGTCTTCCGAAACTCCGGGAAGCAGAATGTCTTCCCGGCGTGCGGACAGACCACCGCATACTTCTTCCGCCTGCCGCCTACTTCCTTCTGCACAGACACCAGCGAATCATCGTGATTCGCCACCAGGCCACTCGTCCCTGAGTTGCCGCCCAACGCAGTATCCTCGTATGGCATTTTGCACCTTACCTGTAGACAGCACTCAGATTGACCTTCTTGCCGGTCCCCGCCGCCGAGGCGGTGATCGTAACAGCTTCGTTCTTCACGCCGCGAGCCAGCCCGCTCAACGGGATCGGACCTGGGCCACTCTTCGTGATGAAATGCTTGAACACGACCGTTGAGCCGATCGTGATCGTCAGCGTAACGCCGGAGTCCGGGTCAGTGTCCGCTGAAAACGTCACTTGCTCCAGAGTCCAGAAATGACTCGCATCAGCCGTGATCGTCAGCGTTGTTGTTGCGTTGGCCGAGCCTTCGACATATGCGTGCCGCTGGCCGGGATACACACCGTTCTCAAACACCTTCATCGTCATCCTCCTCGACCAGAATCTGTGTCGAAAGCCCAGCGTACGACTGCTCGTCACGCAGAGATTCACCATCAACGTCAATGTCGAACGACCTGTCCAACACGTTGTATCGCTGCAACTCACGCAGGTATGTCTCGCGTGAGATGTCCCGACTTCTCCTCGCTTCGGTCAATGCCGTCAAGGCTCCTGCGTCAGAACTGCTCAGCCCAAAGTCCGTGTGCAGGTCCACCGTTCCGCCCGACTCGATGCCGAGCCAGTCCGACGCATACTGCATCGCCAGATTGACCGAGTCGACGAACCGATGCGTCATGTCCTGCAATGGGCTGATCGCTTCCGCCGAATCAAGTGCCCTCGCCGTCGCCGTCTGACGCCCAGGCTTCTTCGTCAGGAACTCCGCCCCGTACTTCGCCATCTTCTCTTCAAGGTCCAGCAGGTCCATCCGCCCACTGTTGATCGCCTTGCCGCTGTGCTCGACGTAATAGACCCGGCCCTGCGGATCGCGGGTCGCCAGCCACTGGTTCGGACCAACCACCACCTCGTCGTCGTCCATCATCCCCGACGACGCCAGCATCGGAAACCGCGCGACCGTCAACACCGCCGTCTGATCCGACTGACTCTGCCAGTGGGCAATGTTCATGTTCACGAGATCAAGCAGCGGCGGCTTGCTCACCATGAAGCCGTCACGCTGGGCGTAGAACGTCACGATCGGAATGTACGGCAGGTCGTAGTTGTAACTCTCGACAACCACCCACTCCTCGCGGCCCTTCGTCCCACGCTTCTCGTACACCTCGACCAGCCCCGGCTCGTAAACCCGAATCCGGTCGACCACCATTTCCTCAAACCCGTCCCGCACTACTTCCTGCTCATGCACCCGAACGTGAGTCAGCGTCTCGACACCGTTCACCATCTCCGCATGGGCCGCAATCACATTCTCCGGCGGCAAATGCACAAAGTACGGACGCAGCCCGGCAGCCCGGTCATCCGCCAGCGTCCTCGGGCCATCGCCCTGCAATGCCGGGAAGTCCACCAGCACATGACTGAAACCCTTCGCCAGACCGTCCCGAAACCAGTTGCGGCAGAACACGTCGAGGTCGTTCCCCTGACGGTCCACGTCCTCCAGCAACATCGCCAGCTCGTCGGGAATGTTCGCGTTCACCTGCATCGGCTTGCTGAATGGTCTGCCCACCCAGCCGTTCAGGGTCTGCTCCGTTGTGTTGATCAGAATGGTCCGATTGAGCCGTTCGTCGTAGGCCGCGTTGCTCTCACGATCGTGCTGCGGCAGATACATCGTCCCCGATGCACGCATCGTCTCCGTGCCGCCAAGCACCGAGCTGATCTTGTCCCACAGCGGGGCCATGTGTGAGTACGCCGACGATACCGTGTCAGGTCCGGCCTTCTTCATTTCCAACTACCTCGACGAATCCGTCTGGTCTTGAAACGAACCCGGTATCGCACCTCGTCCGCAATGTGATCCTCAGCATCAGTATCCACGTCGTCAAGGTCGCGATCCGACCGTGGCAACACCGGCACCGTCCGCAGAAACTGATCGCACGACTCAAGAATAAACAACCCGGCCTCTTCCCGCACCCCCTCTTCGCCGGGGAAGCTCGCCTTCATCCGCTCTCTGATCTGCTGCCAGCCCTGCTTGCGGCTTCCCGAACTCTTGTCCGCCGCATACCAGTCGAGTCCCTGCTTACGCATCTCGCCAACAACACTCAGACCCGGCTCATAATGGTCGAAGATTGATCCGTCCGCTACGCCAATCTTCACCCGGCCACGAATACCCCACTGCTCCTCACGCTCAAGTATCCCTTTCGCGATCTCACTCGACAGCAACCGGGCACCCGTGTTCGGCTCGCCCGTCCAGCCATACCACTCGGCAATCCGAAACAGATCGCCACGCACTGCCCCATACAACCGATTGTTGACCTTGATCGGCTCACCATTGCTCTCGGCCCACCAGCCCACACTGAATGGCCGACTCTGCCCGTGGTCGTAGCTTCGATCAATCCGCCACCCCTCGGGAATCATCCCCAGCGGAATGTCCGGCATCACATGCACGTTCCGGTCCCACACGTCGTCGAACATCCCCCCAGCCACAATGTCCCACGAGCCGTTCAACCACGCCTCAAGCTCCGCATGGTTCCGCGCCGCACTCCTGATCCGCGCGATGTAACCGGGGTCGGCATACAGCAGAACGTGGTTCTCCTGAATGTGCCCATGCACCGCCACACGCGGCGGCTCAACGTCACCGTTCTTGTCCAGCGAGTCCGTGATCACCTCGCCAAACATCCGATCCCGCCCCACGGGCAACCGCCACCGATGCTTCACCCAACTGTGACCACTGTTCCCACTCAACCACACGCACCCGCCCTGCCGTATGAAAAACGTCTCCGTCTCCGGCACCGACAGGCAATACACCTGACCCTCGAACTCCTCGAACGTGCAGTTCACCGACTTGTCCCGATTCTCCCCAGCCCTGATCCGATTCCCCGTCCGCAACTGCACCACGTCGCGATGTGACAACATCACCTCCCAGCCGCTGTGCCGCTCCGTCATATACACCGAATAGCCCAGCCGAATGCCCACCTCGGCCACGTCGTTCGCCAGCCCCTCGCTCGACGTGTAGTACACGTTGCGGCTCCCGTCACCGAAGAACAACGCATCCAGCAACTCCCGCAACACGTCCGTCCCACACTCCAGCAGCTCCCGTGGTATCCGCTTCTGATGACTGTAGCCCAGACGCTCGACCTCAGCCGCCCACGCAGCCTCACTGATGTCGTACTCCCGCCCGTTGTAGTTCCACAGGAACCCGCAATCATCCAGCAACGCCTCGATCTGCGGACGATTCTCTTCCTTCTGCTGGCAAATCCGAAACGTCTTCCGACGTGTCGCGTACCCCTCAGAAATCGCCCACCCCATCAGCCTCGCATACTGCAACGCCGTCAACCGAAAGACCGGCTGCCGCTGACCCTCACTCAAACTCGGATCAGTCGGATAGAAATACTGCGGACCATCCGACCGACCACCCGCCGCCGGACGACACGTCCTCCGAACCGACACGCACCCAGCCATCTCATCGAACCGCTCCAGCCGATGACCACGCTCGCGAGACCCACACATCACCGGAAAACGATGGTCCTCAGTAAAGACCATCTCCAGACCCCTCCCCTTCCGCGACACCATTCGCCCAGACCAACGCTTCCGAATAACCGCGCCGACCTCCGCACTCACCAGACCACCATCACGGCCCACGCTCCACACCCTCTCCCCTTCCTCAACATCCTCAATCCGCACCCACCCACGGCCTACGGTCAACACGTCCCCATACGGCACACAACCATACGGATTCGTCGTGCTCCTTACCCGAATCGGTATCGTCGGATTCGCACTACGAGCACAACTGAACATCGACGTGTAACACTCGGGCGTGGGCCATGTCGTCAACTCCTCCCACCCAATCCACGGATAAGCATGGCCGTGATAGTTCCAGTAGTCGTCCGGCTGCTTGAAGTGCCGAAACAACAACGTCTCACCTTCCGGGAACGTCCAGTAATGCTCCCCAGCATTGTACTTCGCTCCCGGAAATATCTGCGGGAACCACTTCCTCGACTTCGCAATCACGTCGCCCAGCTCAGGGTACGTCCGGCGAAACAGAATCCCACGCCAGTCCGGCCCATACCCCTTCCCCACAAACTGACCGAAATCCATCAGCAACGCATCGGTCTTGCCCGGCCCACGAGTACCCTCAAACAACACCTCAAGAAGCCCACACCGGAGAAACGCATCCTGTGACCCACCAAGCGGCGTCCAGACTACGTCCTCGTATTCTCCGCTCTTGCGGTTGTAGGTGACCGGTCGTAGGCCCTCTTCGCGAGGCTCCCAGTACACCTTCCGGTCCACCGGAATGATGTCAGCCATGCACTTCCTTCCAACAGTCCATGTAGCACTCGACCGCCAGATTCGCGATCTCGCTCGGCTCCACCTGGTCGCCATAATCAGCACACAACGTCTCTGCGATCGCACCGGCCAGCCAGCCTACCTTCTGGCACATCTCAGTAGTCGTCCCGCTCAGCCTCACGTTGCCCTGCCGACAGAGATCCGGCTTCCGTCTCGAATGCACTTGCACGTTGGCCCACTGAACCCCATCCCGGTTCTGCATCAGCCGGACGTTCACCCGGCACGGCGGACCCACTTCCAGTTGGCTGTTCTCCGGCCCCTTCAACAGATCGCTCATCTCGATTCTCCGGTAATCGTGGCGGAGGTTCGGGCAGTATGCTGCCCGGCGTGTAATGTCCGCCGTAAGTGTTTTTCCACTCGTGAATGCCGCGAGGAGTGTTGGGCATCGGGGATGCCACGGCAAGCACACCGCCTGCAACACTCACGTCCAGTTGCTGCTTGTCACGGTACTCCTCGACGTACCGTTTGGCGTGCATCATCGCCAGCGAGTCGCTGAATACTCGTTTGTGAGCAACCACCTGATCGCGGAACTTGCCGCCGATGATCGGCTCCTCGATCCCCTTGAAGGCACGCTCCTCGATCAGACTTGTGACGTAGTCGGCATACTCCTGCCGAGCTATTTCCCACGCCTGCGCGAAGTCCGGGTCACGCTCAAGGTGATTCTTGATCGTGCTCGTTGTGACCCCTGCGACCATCGCGGCATCGGTCACTCGCCCAGTCTTGGCGAACATGTCCAGCGCGAGACCTTTGGCACCGTCATCAAAAACGGTCGTCTTGATGTACTTGTCCCGATAGTCCTTCTTGGTCACAACTCCCATAGCTTCTCCGCGTTGAAATGACGCAACGATTTGTTGATCCACTTGAGACTGTCCGGCGTTACGTTGTCTTTGGCCCAGTGGACGAACTCGACCCAGCAGTCCCCTTCGACATCGCCACGAAACAGCATGTCAAGGATAACCCAGAATACGAGTTTTCGCCGCTCCTCTTCCCAGCCAGCCCAGCTTGCTTTGGCCCAGTCCGGGATCGAGCGGGCGAAGCCTGAGCTGATCGTGGTCCTGAGACCTGCAAGCAGAATCCGCTTTTCCATTGCGTTCATGCTTTCAGCATGGCACAGGTCGCTAATGGGCGGCAAGATCAGATTTTTTTGGACGCGGTTCAGAAGTACACCCCCCTTCACGCGAGGTATGTTTGAAATTTTCTGGACGCCAACCTACGGGGCAGGCTGGGTAATTTGGGGGGTTTTGGCCGATCCGCGTCATTTTTGACCGATCCACGTCATCGATGGCAGACCTGCGTCACCAATGGCAGACTTGCGTCATCGATGGCAGACTTGCGACTGGCAGACTTGCGTCATCGATGGCAGACTTGCGTCAAACATTGCCAATTTGGTCATCGATGGCAGACCTGCGACTGGCAGACTTGCGTCAAATATTGCCGAATTGGTCAATTCTGGCCGATTCGCGTCATCGATTGCCAATTTGGTCATCTTTGGCCGATTCGCGTCATCGATTGCCAATTTGGTCATCTTTGGCCGATTCGCGTCATCGATTGCCAGAGCGACGGCAGAGCGACGGCAGAGCGACGGCCAGAGCGACGGCAGAGCGACGGCAGAGCGATTGCCAGAGCGACGGCAGAGCGACGGCCAGAGCGACGGCAGAGCGATTGCCAGAGCGATTGCCAGAGCGACGGCAGAGCGACGGCCAGAGC